AGGCAGTTGGATGTTGATTTCCTCGCCAGTTTCTTTGTCTTTTAGAATCTGCTTGTATCCGAACATTACAAACTCGTTTTCGCTCTTGGCATCCAAGTTTATCACTCGGATAAATCGGTTAAATTGCGGAAGTTTCGGATGCGCTTCCATTGGCAGCTCCGCAAGATAAAGTGGCGTGTTTTCTACTTCCTCTAAAATCCCCTGCACCTGTTTAGGCACGATTAAGTTTTCGTTCATGATATTTGTTTTTTATATTATTGAATGTTATAGCTTATATCTTTTATTACAAAATCCGCAATGGAAAGGCTTGAAAATAGCGTTACAAAATGGATATACTTATCCGTGTTTTGCGCTGAAAATGTAGTTAAACTCATTTTTCCTGTGTTTTTCATTATAGCAAAAAGCGTAATCAAACCACCTTCTTTTATAAGATAAATATCCGCAAATCCATCAGTTTCGTTAATCTGCACTGATGAGGTTGCTCTGTTATTTACGCTTATGTATTCACCCCCCCATTTAAACTCCGTTACTAAATCATTAGACAAATCCGATTTAGGCGAAGAGTCAAGAACATCAGCGAAGTGAATAGAACCTATTGCTACATTAGGTCGAAAAACCTGAGAGCTGTTGTAAGTTCTAAATTTAAAAACCCAATTTCTGTCCGCAGGCAATTCTTTGTTTATCCCAATAGAATAAAGCGCTTCGCCCTCGCGTGTAGCCATATAAACATTATTCCTAAATTCAGCAGGGAAAACATTAGACCTCACACCTACAATCATTCCATCACTCAAAGTAACAGGCGTAGGCAGTTGGTAATTCTTGGTTATCAGAGCTTGTGGGAATCTGCTTCTGTCTAGTGTTCTTACAACCATTTCAGAAGCAAGAACAGGCGTAAATCCTATATCTTCCAGCTGTTTTATTTTCTCTATGGTATTTTTCAAATCTTGGGATATCTGCTGTCCTGCTGGCGCGGTGGCATTGATACTGGATAAAGTATTCTTCACGGTCACATTGATAGTCGCAGGAACATTAAATGTAGTAGAAACCTTCGCAGTGTCTGAAAACCCTATCTGCTTCGTTGTGGGATTATACATCAAATAGCCGTTGAAAGCCTTGTCGCTTACCTTGTTTTCCAAGTCGTAAGCCCTGCTGAATAGTTTGTTCAGTAGGAAATTCTCTATCTTGCCCTCGGCATCCTGCACAAGGAATCTGTCAAAACTATTGTCAGCTGACTTGTCAGTAAGCCCCTTGATAGAGTAATAAAACCCTGCTGTGTTAATAAACCAGTTTGCCCCAAGAGTAAGCCCAGCACCATTTGTTGAAGTAAGGTGGCTACTTGCCACATTGCTACTTGCTACACTACTGCTCCCTCCTCCGCTGGATGCAGGAATAAATGGTTTTATTGCTTCGTAAAACTTTTCAGCTTCTATATTAGAGGCATCTACACTTGCTCTGTTTTGAATTTCACTCTGCATACTTCCAAGTCTTCCATTGTCTGCTTTCCTGTCTATTTCAGAAAAAGTCTTCTCAAAACTCTGTCTTAATTTTGCTTCTGTAATTTCTCCGTTGCTATTATCAGGAAGAAGCCTTTTGATTTCTTCCAATGTTGATACACTGCTCATTTATTTTATGTTTTTATATTCTAAATCCTTTATTAAATCCTTTTGAAAACGCTCCTGTGACACTTGGAGGAATCGGAATATTTCCGTTTTCGTTTTCTTTTTGTTTCCAAACTTCCTCGCTGTTTGTTGTCAATCCTGTGATTTGGTCTACATTCCCTGAAATAGTGATGTAATGCGTGGTCTCGGCATTCGCTTCTGCGTATTTCAGCCCTGATAAAACCCTGTTAGGTATTGTTTTGCTGACATTGACAACGCCTTTCAGGTTTTCCTCTACGCCATCAATATTTAAAACAACCCAGTCAGGCGAAGTAAAAGCCATATTCAAAGCATTTCCCTTTAAAACAAAGGTTCTTTTAACAGGGTTAGGGTCTTTTATCTTCAAAGTGAAAGAGCCGATAATTTCGCCGTTTCTTATCGTTTTGTTCAGCTCTACACTATCAGACAAATAGACATCATAAACCAAAACTTTTCCAAAATCCACGACCAGCCGAGCAAGACCCTCTTTGTCAAATTCAGACATAAGATTATCAAAATCAGCCTTTGTTTTATGCCAATTTTCACCTCTTATCCAACCTTTTAACTCTATCTCTCGTTCATCATACTTCGCAGGAGAAAGGTCTATCTGTCTGCCGTGTTGTTCTGCCCAATCATAGGTTTTTCTTGATTTAGGTTTAGGTTTATCCAAAAGCCCTTTGGAATCTGAAATATACACTCCAAAATCTTTGAAAAACTTTCCGTTTAGGCTGTAAATCACTTCACTCATTTTCTGTAAATTATGATTTTAGCATTGTCCAATTCTTCTACTTCCACTTGGGCATTGTCCAAAACATCAACCGACAAAATAGCATAGTCTTTCGCTGTGATTTTGACCTTTGAATTGTGTCTGATGATGATTTGAGCAACTTCAAAATTGTTATACACCAATTCCACATTAGAGTCTCCGAAAACAGCCAGATGAGTTATGTTTTCTAATATTCCTGAAAAGTCCGTATAAAGACCATACTGCATAATTTCATCTCGGTATTTTCTCAAATCTTTCAGTTTAGGGAAGTCATGTTCTTTCGCCCAATCATCTCCTTTGAAATACATTTCGCAAAGGTTTTTAAGTGTCGGTTTGGCTTTCATTTGCTCATACCATTCGTTACACAGCCCCTGCGCTTTTGCGTGTTCTATGATGTCATTCATAATTATTGGTTTTTATTAAATTCCACTTGCTCTAAGGCTTCCATCTCCTTTTACCTTGTTGTTGAGTTCAGATAAATCTTTTCTCATCTGAAACAGATTAAATGTATTCTGCTCTATCTTAACAAGGGAATCAACAGAGTTTTTCATCGCCTCTAAATTTTGCTTTTGATTCTTTAAAATCTCGCCTGTGTTTATCCTAATTGCATTAAACTGACCTGCTAAAACACTCGCTGTTTCCTCGCTCATCCCCTTTATTGCGCCTTTCAGACTATCATCATTGCTCTCAACCCCCTCAAAAATCTCCTTATACCCCTCTAAAAAAGACTGCATCCCTGCTCCTGCGCTTTTAACCTCTGATTTAAATCTTGCGATGTCTTCTTTGGATAAGCCTTTAAATACTCCTGTGCCGTCCTCATTAAGTCCAGTAGCCTTAAATAAACTTTGTAAAGTCCCCTGCATTCTTTTTTGCAACATCAGGTTAAGCTGGTTCTTTACAAGGTTTTTTACCATATCATTGGCTACTTTTTCCAATGATTGAGCAGCGTTTTCTCCACGACTAAAAGCATCTACCAAAGCATCCCCTACCTTTGATGCTGCACCTGCTAAATCAGTCTGCAAAACATCTTTTATCACTCCTTCTTTCAGGTCAGAAATAGCCCTGTTAATTGAGCTTATCTGTCCTTGCCAGTCTGATATTTTCCCCCAGTCGGTTTTCTTTTTGCTCCGTTCAGAATCAATCATATTATTTAGACTTGCTCTCTGCTGTTCTAAATTCTTGATTAAGTTGGTTTGGTCAGAATACTGCCTTGCATTAAACGCCTTGTTTGCTGCGTGGGATAACTCTTCATAGGCGGTTTTCAGTCTGTTCAGCGCCTGCTGTTCTCTTTGGATGGCTCTTTCTTTCTTCTTGTCTCCACTTAAAGCCTTGAAAATAGAACCTATCATTTTGATACCTGATGCCACAGCGCCTACAACATTTCCACTAACAATGTTTTTTGCCAAGTCTATCCCTGAATTAGCGATGTTGGTAATGTCTTCCATAGCATCTCTTGCAGCATCACTCATCCCCCCAAAAGCATCCGCCATGTCGTTAATCCCTTGAATAGCCTCATTGAACGCAGATTGTGTTTGATTCAAAACATTGGCTAACTTTTTTCTTTCTTCCGCCGATTTTCTTTCTGCTTCAGTAAGTTCTTTTTGTTTTTTAATGATAGCATCAATGTTTCCGCTATTCAGCGCCCTGTCAAACTCTTCTTTGGCTTTCTTTTGGTCTGCCAAAGCGCTTTTATACTCTTTAAGAGAATTGATTAAAGCCTTAAATGGGTTTCTTGTGGTAGCCGTTTCCAGTCTTGCGATGCCATCTTTTAACCTGTCTAAATCATCAGGCGAAAGGTTTTCTTTGTTTTCTTCCTTAAACTTTCTGAAATGAGCTAAAATTCTTTTAAGGGTATCTTGGGAGAAATACTCTAACTCTCCAAAAGCGATTTTCCACTCATCACCACTCATAAACATATCCATAGACAAACTTCCCAGTTCTCTATTTTTAGCATCTTCTACCCTTTTCTGCTCTGCTTCGGTCTGCGCTTTTGTCATCAGGTCGGCATATTTTTTGACAATGGCAAGTTCCTTTTCTTTATAGGTCTGATGCTCTTCTAAAAACTGGCTGTAAGCCTCTTTATATGCTTTTTCCTGCTCATTTAACCTGTTTCGTAGTTCTGCTTCATAGCCCTGACTTCTCTGCTCTGGCGTGAGGTTTTCTATTTCCTCCTTTATTTTGTTTATCTTTTCAGAGAAAGTAGACATACTGCTTAACTGCTCATCTAAACTCTCTTTCCAATTCGTAAAAGGGTCTTTCTCCCCTGTAAGGGAATCCAAAATCTCTTTCAGTTTCTGCCATTGGCTTATTTCATCATCAGATAATTTAATCCCTGATAATTGCTTTTTGTCCAAAGCATCAAACCTGCTTTTAATCTCATCAAAATAACTTTTCCCTTTCAGGTCAGAAAACTGATTTTTAGCTGTTTCTTTTCCGTATTTTGCTTCTATCTGATAGCGAACCTTCCACTGCCTTTCCAGCTCTGCTATCTCTTCATCAAAAGATTTTTTGATATACAGCTTTTTGACTTCTGCTATTCGTTTTTCCAGTGCTTCCCTTTTTGCAAGCAGTGTTGCTCGTGTTTTAGCATCAGAAATCAGTGTTTTATTGTTTAATCTTTCGTTAATTTTAGACAACTCGCTCTCCAATGCACCAAGTGAACCTGCCAACGGAGCATCAGCTTTGGTTCTTCCGCCTGATTGTTTTTTAGGTTTTGAGGATTGTAAAGGATTATCATCCCATTTTTTAGCCAGAAGTCTGTATTTATCAATTTCTTTGTTTTTTTCTTTGATTTGGGCTATTTCAGTCAATTCGGCTTTTTCCTCTTGTAGTCTTTTTATCTCGGCTTCAACCTCGTTTTTATTTAAGTCTTTATCGGCTTTTTTATGTGAGCCTTCCTCTCCTATCTGTAAAGCGTTTTTAACATTGCCTGCTTGATTTTGGACATATTTAAGCCTTGATATAAGCCCAGCAAAGTCCAGCCCATCTATTGCCGTCTGCATCTTTGCAAATTGCGCAGGGATTTCCCCAGCCTTTGCCTTTGCAGTGTCTAATTCAGGATGCGTTTTCTTGATTTTCTCTATTACATCATTTATCTTCTTTTCTTCATCTTTCCAATAGTTTAACTGCTCTTCTAATGGAGCATTTTGGGACATAATAGCCTCCGCTCGTGATTTTTCTGCCCTTTCTATATCAGCAATGCCTTTCCTTAATTCTTCTATTCTGCCTGATATTCTTCCATCTGCATCATCTACATTTAAGTCTTTTAATTTCAAAAGGCTATCCATCTCTTTCTTCATATCCTCCAGAGTAGCCTCTATCTTTTTGCCCTGATTCTTTTCTAATTCTTCGTTGAGCTTTTTATGAATCTCTGTAAGATTCATTGCCATAATCTGCTCCTGCGACATATTTTTGAAAGTTTCAGGAGCAATCTCTAAAAGTTTCTTATAAGCTTCTTGCTTTTCGTAGATGGTAGCCGTTTCGCTTTTAATAGTCCCAATTAAATTTTGAGCCTCATTCTTATAATCATCGGTTTCTTTGTTAATCTTCTGAAGTTTCTCCGCTCCGCTTTCTAATGCTGTGTCCAGACTATATAATACCGCTATAAGTCCCACTGTTCCAGCGATAGCAAGAGCGTAAGGGTTCGCCATCATAACAGCATTTAGTTGGCTTTGCAGAGCTATTTGTTTTATTGTCGCTCCTATCTGTAAGTGTCTTGTTGCAACATCATAAACCCCTTGGATATTAGCAATTTTCATTACTGCAACTTGGGTAATTACCGCTGCTCTATATGCTCCATAAGTCCCAACCAATCCTGCTAATACTACGCCTACTTTTTCATAGTTTTCTACAAGGAAAGTGATTCCCTGTATCCCACTGGATAAAAAGCCTTCTGCCTTTTCACCTATCTTGTTATACATCTGCTCAATAGCATCCTCCAAGTTGGCGATTTGTCCAGATAATGAAGCTGACTGCTGTTCCATCAAATTAAAGAACAAACCACCTTCATTAGTTAGGTTGTTGATAACGCTTTGAACCTCTGGAAAACCTACCTTTCCAGCAGAAATAAGGTCTTTTACTTCGTTTTCAGCAACACCCATTACCTTTGCTAATTCAGCAGTCATAGGAATACCAGCGTTCATAAACTGGTATAAATCATTGGTCATCAATTTGCCCTGTGCCTTTACCTGTCCATAAACATGAATTAACTGCCCCATAGGAACGCCAAGCCCTGCCGCCACATCTCCCATTCTACGAAGTGTATCTACCACCTGCTCGGCTGGAACTTGAAACGCTAAAAGCCTCTTTGCTCCATCGGTAACATCTGTTAAACCAAATGGCGTTTTCGCTGCCAAATCCACCATTTCCCCCATAAGAGCCTGTGCTTTCTCTTCGCTTTTGAGCATCGTGCCAAAGGCTATTTCAGTTTTCTGAAACTCTCCCCTTACACCGATGAGCTGTTGAGTGAAGCCCTGTAAAGCCTGAACAGAGAAATAAGCCCCAATGCCTATTGATAGATTCTTAAAAGCGCTATCCATCTGCTGGGTTTCCCTCTGTGTCTGCTGGGTAAGACCTAAAATATCTTGGCGCATCTCTGTAATGCTTCTACGCCATTCGTTCATATCTATTCCAGCACCGAAATATAAAGCCCCTTGATTTGTGTTCATTGATTATTAGTTTTTATACATGTTGAATAACTCTTCCAGTTCTTCCGCTGTTTGTTCTTCATAGTTTATTACTTCTGTCCCCTCTTTTTTCTCCGAGTCATAATATGGAGTATCTATCAGCATTCTTTGAACGATACGCCAGTCTATTTCCCAAAGCAGATAATCTAATGTCCAGCCGTAATGATGGCATATTTGCCCCATAATGCCGTAGATAGATTTTATTTCTTCTCTATCGGATTTGCTTTGGTCGGTCGGTTTCCGTTCATCAATGCGATAGAGGTTATAAAATTTGCATAATTAGCAGTCTTTAAAAGGTTTTGAGCAAATTCTAAAAGCTCATTAGGTGTATAGTTTTTCAGGAAATACCACTCTAAAAACTTTCTGACAAGAAAATTATCTGCAAAGCACACCGCCATTGCCTTTGCTACATTCTTTGTGTTCTTGCTAACCGCCTGATACTGCATAGCGATTTGTTCCTGAAAACTCCCTGATGTCAATAGTTCTTCATCTATTTCCATTTTGATGAATATATTTGAGAGTTTGAGCATTCGCCCTAAACTCATCTTTTTGCATTTAAAAGTTTTCTTGATTCCTAAAACACGAACCTTTATCTCAAAACCTTTATCTAAAAGCAGGTTGATTTCTTCTTGTTCTAAATTTTTATCGTTCATATCTACATTAAAAAAAGCCTGCCTGATAAACTCGCAGACAGGCTTTAAAGAAAGATTAAAAAAACAATTAGCTTAGCGTAAATCTTGGCTCTCCCTCTTTTTTAGGGCTTAAAACTTTTGCTTTTACCTCTATTGCCATTAGGTTTTTCTTCCCAATGTCAGAAGTGAATTTAGCCGTGATAGACACCCTTGGGAATTTAAATGTTTTCCCTTTTCTTGGTTTTAGCTCCAGCGATTTTTCAATCGTTACAGGCACTACAGGTGCTTTATAAACATTAGAATCTATGCTTCCCCCAAACACCTTTACCACAGTGTCAAAATCATATTCATAGATGTTAAATGTCAAATCAACATCCCCTTGTTTGTATTCTACATGGATAGGGTTATCATGCTCTTCCACATAGAAAGCCGTTTCTTCTTGGTCACCAAATGTCAGCTTACAAGAATCTTCTGCTGTTTCTCCCAATGGAGCTAAAACAGTTCCCATACCTCCATCAGAGGCGATATCTCCAACTTTTATTGAAGCAATACCGATATTTACTTCCTTTGCCATAATATATTGATTATTAGTTTATTGGTTAATAATAAGCGTTTAGGCTTATTCTAAAATTATAGTAGTTAAAATTATCTTCTTCAAATTCCTGATGATTAACAACTTCAAGATTGAATTCATCTTCCCAAACCTCACTCAATGCAGAATAAACAGCATCTGAAATTTCTTTAAGGCGCTTTGCGTTCTTCTGTTTTTGGGTTATCCCATTGTTTACCTTTACCTCAATCATCGGAACATAACAATTCACATTAAAAACTCCATTCTGCAAAAAATGGTTAGTCATTGTAAGGGAGTTTATCACAATATCCTCTTTTTGGCTGTTAGCTGGGCGCTTATCTTTGTAGATTTTACCACTGATAACATTGTTTATTCCAGCCTTTAAAAGCAGGTCTAAAATCCATTGTTTGCCATCTAATACTGTCTTCTTCATTTTAATTGTTTTAATAAATTAGGCAGATATTGGGAAGCAAACTGCTCTGCGCTGGTTAAAACTACTCTGCCCTTGCTCTCTACATAAGAGGCGTATCTCATACCTGCTACTACCACAAGGGAAATTCCTCTTTTAGATTGAGCAACTTCAACAGCGAGAGTTCTGCCATATTTTAAAGGGTCTTCATTACTTGGCTCTGTGCCATGTTTAGAAGCATTAAAGTTCTCATCTACAACCTGACCATCTACTGAAACTACATATCCGATAGAGTTACGGAGGTTAGCCGTGTGGTCTTGGTAATTTCCATTTTCTTTCGCTTCATTTACAGCCTTTTCGCCTACCCATTTAAGGATTCTGATAAACTGCTCCTCGGCTTGGCTTTCTGCGTGTTGGAAAATCTTTTCAAAATCCCCCATATTAAACCTCGGTATTATAGCCATATCCTCGTGTGTAATTGGTCTTTTGTAAAATTTACGACATCACCCTCCAATCTCAGTTCTTCCCCATTCCAAACCTGCACTTTTGTGCCTTTGTCTATGTTTTTAATAGACTTCGGAGCGTATATTACAGAAGTTTGAATATAAAACTCGCCATCTTCGGTTTGTTTTTTGGATGTTGAACCTTCATCTCGGCAAACTCCAAAATCCACCCATTCTGATGCTCCCTCTGTCCATTCTGCCGTAGACTCATCAAAATATCCTTCAGAATGAATTAGCGCTTTTAGTCTGTATGGATATTGCTTTACTGCCATCTGCTTGTAATGTCTTTTATGCTGTTGTTTTGCTCCAATATGTTAGGTTTACCCAATTTCCCACAAAGAAAATTGTAATAACTTCTGATTACATCCTTATCAAAACTAACAGAATAACCGCCCTCTGAAATACTGCTTGGCTGCATCATAATGTCAGGGATTACATTGTAGAAAAACAAATCCAAATTAGTCTCTCTCCCTACCACATCAGAAGAAGAAAGCCCCACTCTTTCAAGTTCAGCATCTATTCTGTCCGCCGATAAATCCACAGACCAAGTCGCCAATTTTTCCTTAATGTAATCCCCTATATTCATTATGAAAGTTTAGTTTTCAAGATAAGTTTTTGTCTTGTGTTGTTAAGCACTGGCGTAGCAAATGCTGTCCCCTTTGTAAGTACTCTCATTGGGTTTGCTTCTCCCAATACAGACACTAAAATGAAATCATTAACAGTAGTTTTTGAAGTTTCATTTAGGTTGATTCCTGCTTCTGGTGAAATGGTATATTGCGTAGCACCGAAATCTGTTGAAGTTGCCAAGTGGATGTTTCCAAGTTCCCAACCGCTGGTAGCTGTGATGCTTCCATCTTTCGCTTCCTCGTTTACATAACTTTCCCAAATGGTAATCGTTGGTAAATTTTGAGCAGCCAAAGCTGTGTTCAACTGAACCAATGTAGGCTCTTGAGAAATTCCTAATGCATTTTGCGCAAAAGATGCTGTAAATGCAATTACCTTTTTAGACTTCACAAACTGATTGAAAGTTGCCAAATCCATTACCGCAGTAGTGTATCGGAATCCTTTCTTAAGTGCTTCTGCCTGTGCTTTTCTAAAATCCTCAATAGGGTCGAATGTATCCTTGTTCGCAGGTAAGAACCAGTCCAAAGATGCATTTTCTGTTTTCACTTTAAAGTCAATTTTCACTCCATCCTTTACGATGTATTGACCTTTTGACAATAGCGATTTACCCATATGCTCCAATCTTGCATTGATAGCATCCACTACAAAAACACCATCATCATAAATAGCATTGATAAGCTGGCTTTTGATGTTAGCATTATTAGGATATAGAGCAACAGCGTTTCTCAATTCATTGATACGGAAGAAATCTCTTTCGTTTTTAGACCTACCTACTTCAATCTTTGGAATTTCTCCCTTAACCTTTTCGATAAACTCTCTCCCTTTTAAAGGAACATTACTGTCTAATGCTACCACATCAGCCATTACTTTTGCTCCTAATTCTCCCTCCAAGTTTCCAAATGTCAGCCCTGCACTAAAAGCTGTAGGGAAAAAGTTGAAAACCTGCAAATTCCCAAGCGGATTAGAATTAAGGATTGCTCCCATATCCGCCTCTCTAAACTCTGGAATAATTGTATTTGCGTTTATTACACTCATGTTTTAGTTTTTTAAATGGTTTTTAGTTTTTACCTCCTTAGATTTGAGTAATTCTTGGCAATGCTGTCTTTAAGAAAGCAGCCCCTGTTTTTTCTTTATCAGGCAAAGCATTTACTCTCACTATTCCTGCTACTACAATAGAAACTAATGGATAGTCATCTATCACAATATCAGACATTGTAAGCCCTACGGCATCTTTTACATTCGTTGCAGATAACGCAGCGTTTATCGGCTTATAAGTTCCGTTTGTGTGCGGAACTACTACTGTCCCAGCTGGAATAATTCCATCTGTAAATCTTGCTGATGCTTCTGTTTTGTCAATATGCACTCCGCCTGGAATGGTAGCATCAACTTGGTCAAAGACAACGATTTGTCTTCCCTTTCTGAAATCTGTGTTAATTCCCTTCATTGTTTTGAGTTTTTTGTTTAATATACGCCTGAACATCAGGGCTTACTTCTCCTGCTTTAACATTGTTTCCACCAAAACTTGGAGGATTTACATCTCCTAATTTCGTGTCGTTTAGTTGTTGAAGAAAACCAGCCTCTGCATCTTTTACCGAGTTAGCAAATGTTTCTATTTCTTCATCGTTTTGGAAAGTTCTCCCTGCGATTTGAAGCTTGTAGAAATTTTCATTTACTCCCAGTTCATTGAGTTTAGAAATCAATTTCTGCTCGTTGCTTAAGTTTTGCTTGTCCTTTTCGAAGCCCTCTACTTTTTGCGTTACTGCTGTGAAGCCTTCCATTAGTTTTTTTGCCCATTCAGGCATCTCTTCATTTGGTTTTGGTTCTTCTTTTTTCGGCTCTTTTGGAGCAGGTTCAGCAGGTTTCCCTTTTTCAAGTTCTTCAATCTTGGCTTTGTAGGTTCTGTTTTGGTCTGCTATGGACTGCTGGACTTTCAACATTTCCTCTACCCCCGCAACAGCGGTTTCAATTTCGCTCTCTTCTTTGACCGCTCTACTTAAAAACTCCGCAGTAGCTTTCAAAACATTTTCACTTAACCCTAAATCTTTGTATTTAGTTTTAAGTTCCTTTAAGATTTGTTCAAACATGAATTTATAATTTTATTTATGCTCAAAAATACTTTAAATAACTTTGGTTATTTATTTTAAAATAAGTATTTTAGCCCCACAAATTAAAATTTAAATTTTAAAAACCGCTTTTTGATACAATGGAGAATATTTTAGATAGGAAAGTAACGGATTTGACTGTTTTTGAATCGATGAAATACGCTTACCTTGTTTCCATTTCATCAAAAATAACAATGAATTTAGCCGACTTTTGTGAAGCAACAGGACAGGATAGAAGAAAAGTTTACGCTTTATTAAAATCAAGATACTACCCTGAAAAGTTACTCTCTGGCGGATATGGAAGTTTGAAACAGCGAAAAAGTCCAATATTTATAACCGAAGAAGTTTTAAAATGGTTAAGATAAAAACACAATTAGAAAGCAAGTTAGATTTAGAAAAGAGGAAAGAAATTATCACGGCAAAAGCAAGTTACAAAGGACAGGTTATCATCCTCTTTAAAGCAGAAGTATCCAATGGCAAAGTAAAAATATTATAATCATGAATAAAACATTTAATTTTTCAGAATTTTTGATGAACAAAGGGTTTACTTTTACGAATTATGGAACACATAACCTCCATGAAATAAAAACAGAAAAAGGTTATTTTTGTGTAAATCTACAAGGCGAAACAATGACCACAAAGAACAGCGAACCCGAAAGCCTAAAAGTAGATGTTCCTACGCCAACAAATGAAAATGAAGCCGAAGAATGGCTGGAAGAATTTTTAAGCTAAAAGCTCTAAGTTTTGTTATACTTTATTTTTCTTAACTATGCCACCAGTTCTGCTGGTGGTTTTTTAATGAAAAAAGCCCCCATAAAGGAGGCCGAGTTCAATAAATAAAAAATGAAAAAAGATAATATATACTTTTTCAAATATAATTTATTTTTTGTGATAAACCTAATTAAAGATTATAAAAAAAACTAACTTATAAACTTTAACTCTTGATATGCTTTTAGGTATTTATTTAGTCTTTCTCTATCTTTTTCAGTAATATAGAACAGGCGAGTAATATCCATATTATCCCTCAAATCATTAAGTTTTACTTTTATTGCTAATGGATTAGTCTTGACACGACCTATAAAAGCATCATAATCTTCGTTTTCCTGTTTTGTTACACATTTTAACGCAGAAATGATTTCTTCTGAAAAACCCTCATTTTCTAATTTTTCAAAAGTCCAGTCTGTATCTTCTACAAGGTCGTGAAGAATACCGCATATCTTTTCCTGATCCGTTTCTCCTGCATCCATCACTCTGATAAGGTGTAGAATATATGGCTGTTCCGATTTATCCACTTGCTCCTTATGAGCACTAACTGCTATTTGTACTGCTTTTTCTAACATCAATTAAAAATTTTCATAAGTTTCTTTATCAATCAATTTACCACTCATACGAGCTTCCATCACTAAGTTTGATTCCCATTTAATAGAATATTCTTTTTTCTTTCTGAATTTAGCAAAACATTCCATTTCATCATTCTTTCGAGTGATTTTAATAACAACATCCTGCCAGTCCTCATAAAGATAAGTGTCTTTTGATTTTTCGTAGTTTTCAAATATTTTTTCGTGATTACTCATCTAAAATTATTATAATAATTGAATGACAATTTTTCTAATTCCTTTATTTTAACTAAACCATCAATATTGATTTCTTTTTGAGCTTTCAAAACTCTTATTTCTTCGTAATATTTATGCCCTAATCCACCTTCTAACCCCACTTCTTTATTGATTTCTTGCCACCTCTTTTCTCCAATGATACGGATTGCATCACTTGGTTTTTCTTTAGCATAAATCATTTTATCAGTATTGAATTGAATTTCAGCGTAAATACCATTTTTGGTTTTTATATTAGACAAAATACCGCTGTAACCAGAATAGTTTTCAGGTGTTTGAATTTTTACCCTTTCAAATATAGGCATTTTTTTCAAATATTCACTAATGTTTTTTATTTTTTCTTTTGGCAGTATCACTGTAGCCCTAATAGAATCTTTTATTTCCTCTACATTTCCACCCAATTCATCTTTTGCTTTACGCAAAATAGATTCTCTACTTTTAATATTGATTGGAGTAGAATATCCTCCCAAGTCTTTGTTAATTTTAAACAATACATTAGAAACTTCTTTGTTTGATGCTTTCGCTTTTTCTATTAAACCAGATATTCTACTCTCTAAATTCGTGTTCCAATACTTCTCGTTTCGCTCCATAAACTCTGGCTTGCGCTTCCAGTTCTGCATTTTATCCTCATTCTCCTTTATCCAATCTTTATATTGCTTTGGTACATCAGCTACAAAATTCTCTGATGTTTCAGGAGGTAGATTTAGCCCATTTTTAAGCTCACGGATAAACTCTGCATCCGTTTTCATGATTGTTCTGCGGTGGCACATGCAGTTCACATGCCATTTGTCCCACTTGAAATCTTTGGGATATACGCCTTTCAGCTCATCACACATATCATAAATTCTATGGCTTGGCGAAAGGTGTATTTCCACTCCTACAATATCATTATTCTGCTCTATTCGGAGTTGTTCAGATGTCCTGTATGCGGTATTTATTTCATTTCGTGCAAGTCTCATTGCGTTTTTATATGCCGACCTATACACTCCCTGACCTACATGATAGTAATCTGTATTGTTAAGCAAAACAGCGTTGCCGTGTTTATCTCTTATTTTCTTGTATAAGGAATTAGGATTGTTAAGGTGTTTTCGTATTGCCCTTGCGAGAGTGTTGGCACTTTGTCCCTCTGTAAGGCTCAAATCAATAGCTAATTCCAGTTCTTCTTTGGCTTGTTTAGTGATATTCCAAACTCTATCAGAAAGCGTAAATCCATTTGTTTTCCTTTGCTGAAAAGACAATAAAGCCCTTGCGTTTTGTGTGTTTGCTGCAACTTTCAGCAATTCCTTTTGGAACACTTCTTTTGGGATTTTGTTGGCTATTCTTTTCAGCGTTAAGGCTTTCAGATAATTGTATTTTTCATTAGCAAAATTCCACTGCCTTGCTGAACCAGTAGAGATAATTCCCAAAAGGCTGTTTTCGTATTCGGATAATATTTGGTTTATCCTTTCTGTTATCTTCGGATTCTTTTTAAACTGGAATAACTCTTTTTTGAGTTTAGTTTTTACCACCGCAGAAGCCGTTTGAGAGATAAGCCTTTGAAAGGCTTTCTCTACATCACGGATATAATGCTCCGTAGCAATACGGTGCAAGTTGTCATGGTTCAAATCAAATCAGTTTTTATAAAAATTGCTTTTCGTTTTGTTTTTCTGTGGCTTGGAGTTGTTCATCTTCTATTTCCTGCATCATCATTTCAGGATTTTTCACTCCTGCTCGCTCCATTGTGTGTTTTTGAGAGTAGATAGGTTTATTGCCGTTTGCCTCCATCAAGAAACGGATAAATTCCGCCTCGTTATTGATAACAAAAGGAGTGATTACTGGCTCTACATCCAAATCTTCCTTTGCAAGGCTTACATTCATCATTTGAAGATAAGATTTTATAATACTCGCTCTTCTTTGGAACGCTGGAATATAGATTGCCATTTTCTCCATTACTTTAAGATGAGCAGATAAGAATAAGAACTCGGCTGAACTTCCTGCCAGCATATTACCCAATCCCTGCATTTTGTCAAACGAAATATTAGGCGTTGCTGTAAAGTCGTGGACATCCCTTTCAAGTCTGTCTGTTTCTTTCGCAAGGCTTTCATTTGCGTTAGATGGCGTTACAAAATCAGCATCTGCATCTTCCCCTAATTGGAGAACTCTGCCTGATTTATCCTTGCTCATCTGCCCCTCTACCTTGCCTCTTAATTTTAGGATAGGGAAAGCAAAGCGGTCGTTACTCTCTGCTGCGTAAGAATAGATTTGCTCTAATCTCTCTATTGCTGTCTGAACATCCGCCCACTCTACGGCATCCTGCTTATAGAATACCACAGGGATTTTCCCTATCGGATTGCTTTTTCTCTCTATCTCTACCCATTCATTTTTATATTCAAATCTTATGATTTCATCCTTGGTATAGACCTCAAAGTAATTGATTTTGTCTTTGGTAAATTCCCTGCTGAAACTTACTAAATCATCATTGTCATCAAATACAGGATAGAGTTTGTTTTTATCAGGAGTTAAGACCTTTGCTTTAAGTCTAAAATTAGAATTAAATCCATAATAGTCGTTAGGTTCTGTGATAGGATACCAAAGCTCTGCACATTCTGTAAATCTGCCCACAGCAGTAACGATTTCCTTGTCCGTGAACTTCATTTTGTTTTTATCCAAAACCTTTATAAAGGCATCATACAGATTAGTATCCTGCGTGTTATTGGTATATTTTACAGGTTCTCCACATAGAAAGGTAGTTGCAATGCTTACTATTTTCTTTTGGTAAGGAAGCCCAATTCTATTAAGCGGAATAGTAGTTGTTTTGATTTTTTTATCTCCATTTTCATCAATATAATCAGAGGTTACCTCTCTATCAGGATAGCGGTATTTGTTCTTAAAAATCTCATGTTCTGTTACGATATATTCCTTATTAAATTTCCCAATATTTGGGAGTATCCTCTCGTTTTTATATTTTTCAATTTCCTGAATAGCGTTCATGGTTTTTATTTGTTTTTACAAAAATATTAAAATAAGCAATATAGATAATGTTTATTAAACAAAAATAAGTGATTATAAGTTTTATTTAAAGTAAAAGTTTAACTATTTTACAAAAACGAAGCAAGATTATTTAGATTGTTCCTTACAGGCTTTTTGAAATCAAAATAACAGCGCATTAGTATCATATCTCTATAATCAGGAGAACGACCTAAATTCTGTTTTATACTCTCTTTCCCTAAAAGCGTAACGACATCAGTATCTGGAATCCGCTCTATTGTATCCAGTTCTTCTTTTATGTATTCTTTCTGCTGTTCGGATAGTTCAGCGGAAATATACATTTTATTCTCATTGATAATCCTCTCTGCTAAATAAACCAACATTTGAGTTTGCTGGTTTCTATATTTAGGTGTATCCTTTCTTCCCTCGCTGACTTCTTCATCAAAAGGTCGTGCGTTATTCACAAATCCTACCACGCCTAAATTATCAACCACGCCACCACCTACACCATCGGCATCCACAACGCAATTAGATTTAGGAATGTTATATCTGCTTTGTAGTGTTTGGATGCAAGATTGTATTTCTGTAGTTTTGCTTATTTCAAATTCATAAACTTCTATCAGTTCCCAATCTTCCCAAACACCAATAACAGCCTTGTCAGAACCGAACCTTGCTACATCGGCAGTGATATATTTTTCTTTTCCTTTTTCTATATGCGAATTAGTAAAGACTTCTAAAATCCTATCATATACACAAAGTTTATACGGATTGTCATCATACTCCCAATTACCTTTCAAAAGCCTTTCTTTCTTTGCTTTGTCTGATGTGCTTTCCAGCTGCTCTATATAATCCTGACCGATAAACGGATTTTCCTGCACGAAAGCTTGTAAAAAGGTTTGTTTTTCTGTAAGTTTTCCCTCCAAAGATGGCTTGTAGAAATAAGAATACATCCAGTTCTTTTTAGGGTTGCAGGTAATGAATATTTTAGGTGTCAAGTTATACTCATCATTAAGATGCCTCCCTACCCTTGTTTTTAAAACATCAAATGCACCAAAATTAACCTCTCCTCCTTCCTCTATCCAGCCACCTGTATATTCTACCGAACCATATCGCTCATATAATGGGTCTCTTGGAAGATATCGTAAATCCAGCATATCTATTTGAGATCCGTTTTTAAAGCGAATAAAGTTATCCTGTCCGTTGTAGGCAAACTCTGATTTAGGGATGCCGTAAGCATCGCAAACCTTATAAAGGGTAATAAGGGTAGACATACGAAGTCGCTTTAATTCTTCCCTGCCTATAAACCATTTTGTCTTTGGAAATGCCAAACACTGAAACACCAGCCACGAAGCACCAAGCCAGCTCTTCCCTCCTCCTGCTGCACCACCATAAAGAAACTCACGAGTAATATTGTTCGTAAGGATTTTTAAAGCCTGTTCTTGCTTTTCGTTTTTCTTTCCCTCACGAATTGTTATAAAGTCAAAAATCCCACGAGTATAAGCGTGGGTTTTCAAACCTAATGGGTCAATATTACTCAGAATGTTCTGCATCCGTTAGCCCTTTTTCTGCATTTATCAATTCTTTTATTGCTTCATCAGAAAGTTTGGAATAGTCAAAACGATTTTTATTCTCTACCTCCATTTCCACCTCTCGTTTGTCTCGCCACATCTGTGGATTTCTGTTTTTAAGCCAAAATATCTGTGCCGAAGTCTCTGGCGGATAGTAGTCTTCTACCTCTATTATTTCCACCTTTTCCTTAGAGCCTTCTCCATTTGTTGTCTCTCTAATTTTAATCGGCACTTGTCTTTTCTCCCTATATCCTACTGCTTTTTTATAGAGCATTGATGCTACATTAGAGTCAGCATCCTCTTTTCCCTTTTTTAGGGACTCCGAAAACTCAGGGTATTTATTCTTCCATTCGTTTAAGGTTGATTCTGAAATCTCAAACAAGTTTGCTATTTGAGTATCAGTAAGTCCAGCCAAGCAGTATTTAAAAACCTGCGGAACATGGTATTCTTTATTGTATTTTGTTGGTCTTCCTATATTACTCATTATCTATCAATTCTGCGAGTTCTTCGCCTTTTACAAATTTAGTATCTCCGTTTAGGTGGAATCTTTCTAAAAAGAAGACTTTGTTTTCATAGCTGTCAAAAGAAACCATGAAATAAGGGTCTCCTTCATATACCGCACCTTCTTTTACCTTTTCTTTAATCTCTTTGATTTTTGCTTTCTTTTCTTCATCGGAAGGCTCGTTGTCGCTCTCTACCTGCTCTTCCTCTCTTGCTGCCTCTTTCTTCTCTGCCTGTGGTTCAAATGTTGGAATATCTATTTTAATATCTACTGGGATTTCTACTTCTACGAATGACAAATCCACTTCATCCAATCCAGCAAGATTTACATCAATATCAGGAATCATCAGGGCTAATTTAGCGTAGTCCATTTCTCCCTGAACGGATTTAGAGTTGAAGAATATATTTAATTCCTTTTCTGTTTTTAAATCCACATTGACAACTTCCACTTTTATTTCATAGTCGTTATCTTTTGTTTCAGGATTGTATTTATTTACTTCATCTGCTATGGATAGTTTTTGATGTCCTGAAACGAGGTTTTTAGTTTGCTCGTTCCACACCATTCCTCCTATGATTCCGTTTTTCTTTATGTTGGCTTTGAGTTGCTTTCTTGCCTCTTCAGATATTTTACGAGGATTGTAGTCAGCAGGAGTTATTTCACTTCTCCAAACTATTTTGGTTTCACTTTGTTTTATTTTGTTCTGCATAGTCGTATTCAAATAGTATTCTTTCTACATCAGGATATTCTGCGATAACCTTTTTAAGGTCGTTCGGTTCGTTTTGTCTGCACCAAAGGAGAAAAGACAAATCCATTATATCTGTCCCTTGGCTTCTGGTGTTTCCAGTGTTGCCGTATTTTAGTGGTTCTATTAGGCGTTTTTTCTTGATGAAATTTAATACATCTTTATTTTTCCATTTAGAGAGAGGATACACCTTTTTTGTCTTCTCGTTGGTTATCTCATTCTCGTAGCCTCTTAACATTAAGCGCCTATTTAGACTATCAGACTGCTTAAACCCATATACCGCCCATTCTATACCTGTTTGCTCTATGATTTTGTCAGTGATTTTTGACAAATTATATTCAGCGTATGGTATCTGTTCTGTATCTGCGATGCCCATTTTTTTGTAATTATAATAGGCGTAATGTGGTGTCTGTATGAATTTAGCGTTTTTATATCTGTTTTCAGCCCATCTTATAAACTTATTGATATGGTTCAAGTCTTTAACCATGTACATATAAACGCAAATTACCTCTTTAAAATGAGGGCTTAATAACTCAAGTAGAGCGATACTATCTTTACCTGCGCCTGAATGAAAGAGCAAAACCCTTTCTGTTTTTTCAGAAAGAGTTTTGATGCTTTTCAAAGTAGAATTTAACAACATTACGAAGCATTTGTTCTAAATGAAAAACTTCGCCCTCTCACTTTCGCCCCGTTAGGGTAAGAATAGGTTGTCGCCTTCTTTGAAGAGCTACCGCCTTTTTTTGCTGGTTCTGCCATAGTATTTAAATTTAATTGGTTATTAGTTTTTTAATGGTTAGATATTTATTTTTTCAATGATTTTGCCTAAATAAATAGTAAATACTGATTCATCAGGTATTATTTTGCCGTTAATATCAAATTCACCGCTTAACTCTATATCTTTAACCTCTACTACGATTTGCGGTGCGTTCTTTGCGTAGCCTCTTTGAAATTTCAGTGTTTCATATTTTTGTAACCCTACTATTTCGCCTTTTTCATCTACTACACAAAACCTATCAATCCAAAATGGCTTAAATTCTCTGTATTCTTCAGTCTTACGCCCTGATAAAATTTCATCAAACCAATGGTAGGTCAAAATCAATGTTGATGCTCTTTTTTTTGCTTTCATTTTTTTATTTTTTTAAATCTTTCTATTGTTTCTATTATTGTTATTCTGTCGAACTTAAAGCCTCGCAAGTAGGCTAACCGCTCTAATTGTTCAAATCTTTCTGTGCCTATTTTCTTTATTAGGTTTTCTCGGTAAGGTATCAAATTGCCGTGTTCATAGAGGTTACATTGTATGCACTGGCTGTGAATATTATCTAAATCAAACCTCACGCTGCCATAATTACCCCTGCTGAAATAATGCCCTGCATTGCATTGGCTTTTTGATTTCAATTTTTTGCATGATATACAAATAAAATCGCCCTGTTCATTTATCGCATCTCTTTGCCTTACATAGGCATTTACAAGTTTTTGGGCTTCTTCTATCAACTTGCCCAGCTTCTTGTTTTTATATTTTTGTATTGTTTTTGCCTCTATCACACTACAAAGGTCGCACTAATATAATGAATTCAAACTAAATAAAGCGGTTTAAAGCGCGAAAAATCAAACTTTTACATTTTAAAAACCGCTTTTGGCGACATTATACTAAATTAAATTTCTTGAAGCATCTGAATTCATTTATTTCAGTGTCAAAATAAACCTGTACAGTATCATTTTGTTTACGCTGGTTTTGTTCTGTTTTTGGCATCAATTCAGGGCTTAATGTACCCCACGCCTCACGAATTTCGCCATTTACTTTTTGAAAGTAAAACCGCACTATTTTAGTCTGCATTTCTTTTTTTAATTTAAAGTTTGCCCACGCTTTTTTCAAACATTCTGAAAAGCTGAAGCCTGTTTGTTTGAAGAACTGCCAAGCAAGGCTCATAATATTTTTTAGGTTTATTGTTTTCATTTTTTTTATTTTTTTAAGTTAATATTTAAATTTAAGCGATTAGCTGTGAGTTTAATGCACCCTCTACGAGTTTCGCAGTGTGCTGGCTTCTGATTTTTTCAAAAGCCTTTTTGGTTACAGTATAAACTTTGTAACCTTTATCTGAAAGGTAGCAGAAAGACACCCCACGCCCCTTTAATTCAAGGTTTGTGTAAAGGCTTTTATATTGCCCCATTGTTTCAAAAAGTATTTCTACTTTTTCAGTTTCAGATGCTGAATATTTAGCAACTGCATTGTTGTGCTGCTGAATAGCAATGCCATTGAAAGCCACCTGCCCACGCCCGCACTCTTTCACTTCTAAAACATTCAGTT